TGAGTCACCAAGAAAGCCACAGTCATTGATTGGCCTGTACTCATCAATGTGTTTAATGATGTACCGCTAGAGCCACGGAAGTTAACCGTCCAGTTAGCGCTTGCGTTGCTGGTGTAGTACAAGACTGATTGTGTAGTGATGTCGTAGTTAATCGTGCCTGTAGCCGCTGTAGCTGAGACTGTTGCCACCTCTGCCGCATCATTCAAGACCAAGGCAAGTGTTGATGATGAACCGCTAAAGGTCTGTGTAGCCGTAAAAGTGTTGGCAGTTCCCGTTACAACAGGGGTAAAGTTACACATTGTGGTTGTAACTGTTCCTGTGTCACCAGTAGTGACTAAATTACCAGCTACCGCAGGCACATTGAGGTTAAATGTAGATGCCGTGTTAGGGCCTACCAAGTTAACTTGACCGCCTAATGCTGCTTGAAAGACTAATTGTCCCATGATGTTTCCTTACGGTGCAATGATTAGTTGAGAAGCGGTCAACGCCCCTGTGCTTGGATTGTATTGAAGTTTGGTAGAACTTACGAACTCAGTAGTCAGGTTGCCTGTCGTTTGATTGGCAAACAAAGGATAACGAGTGGCGTTTGTTGTGGTGTCATCAGTCACCGTAGCATAAGCGGTAGCCGTTGCCCACACAGCGGGAGAGCCAGCGCCAGCAGATGTGAGAACTTGGCCATTTGAGCCAACAGAGCCGTTAGCCGATACGGTAGAACTGGCAGCTAGCGTGGTAAACGAACCAGCCGCGGCAGTTGTGCCGCCAATGGCCATGTTATTAATTGTTCCAGCAGTAGCAGGGTTTACAGTTAATGTCCCTGTGCCTGTTGGCGAAATCTGAATCGTTGCATTAGCTGGATTCATGTTAAATGCGCCATCAAGCGTCAAATTAACACCACCACCACCGCCCCACTGCAAGCAATTTGAGCCGCCCGATGTACGCAATGCGCCACCACCTGACCCGCTTGCATCGTAATTAGTGCCGCTAAATTTGGTTGATGCCGTTATGGTTGTGCCTGTAATCGTATTGGCAGTAGTTCCACCAATAGCGGGAGGTGCAGACAAATCAAGCGTACCACCAAGGGTTAGGTTTCCTGATGTGGTTACAGTGCCGGACAAGGAAATCCCTGAAACCGTGCCTGTTCCACCCACCGAGGTAACACTTCCAGTTGCAGCCGTAGTCCAAGATGGAACACCAGCAGCTAACGTCAAAACTTGGCCGTTAGAACCCGCCGCAAGGAATGTTGTTGTATTAGATGCGGTTTGGTATGGAACTGAGCCAACAGCGCCACCAGCAATGTTTGTAGCCGCCGTAGCGGTACTTGCTGTAGCCGCATTGCCACCAATAGACAAACTAGCCGCAGTTCCAGTTAAGTTGGTTGCAGGGCCGCTAAAGCTACTAGTCGCTGTGATCGTAGTGCCGGTAACCGCCGCCGCCGTTGTAGCGCCTATGGTTGTACCGTTGATTGTGCCGCCAGTAATTGCTACGCTACCAGCGTTTTGAGTTGACATAGTGCCAAGCCCCGAAACCGCTGTGTTTGCAATTGAAATCGCTGTATTTGTTACCGAGGTAATTTGGCCACTAGCATTGGTGACAAACACCGGCACTTGGGAAGCAGAACCATAAGTTCCCGCAGTTCCCACAGGCGTGATGCTGAACTGATAGCTAGATAGGGTTAACCCTGTGCCAGCAGTATAGACAGAGGCAACCGAGAAGTTAGACCAATTGATAGCGGTTGTGCCGATAGTGCCGCCAGGCTGTGCCGTGCAGTACCAAGCCGAACCTGCCAAAGTAGTTCCCGACTCTACAAACACAATGGCTGACAACAGCTCATCCCAATCATTTGTATCTGTAGAACGTGACCAAGCGCCAGCGGCAGAGATATAAATACCGTTTTCAGCAGCGGCAGTTTGGTTTTTTACCAACACTCGCGAGCCTGCAACAGCGGAAATGCCATCAAGCGTCTGAACGCCTGACAATGTAATGTTTGCGGTAGTTCCGCACAAAACAGGCTGTTTCCACGATAAACCAGTAGCAAAATAGTCTAAATAGGTCTTATTGACCACATCGTTTCCATTGACTGGAGCCGATGAAACCGTAGCACTTGTAAACGCCGCTGTTGATGGCGTTGTCGCCCCAATAGTCGTGCTGTTTATCGTGCTACTTGTGATATTTAAACCGGTCTGACTAGGGTTTACGCTTGCATAGAATGGCTGACCCTGACCAATGAAAGTCTGAAACGTCCCATCTACCGTGAAATACGCTTGGACGGGAAGTAAGTTTTGGATGACAGAATTGGCAGGGTTAGCCATAACGCCCCTTTGTTATTGGTCAGCGGCGGGAGTTACATACAAAATGCCAGCGGTTGCAGAATTGCTTTTAGCTGTCAAATAGTATGGTGCGGCGGGGGTTGCGATGATTACTGGCAAATTCATAGCAGCAGGCAAAACAAAATCACCGTTTGTGCCATCTACTGGGAAGTTTGGTGCGCCAGGGTCTGTCGGACCCCATCTAACAGCAATAGGGGCAGCGCCCGTATTAATGAAAGATGTGTAGTTGATCTGATCATTGGTGTTGCTATTGATCAAAACTGCCGCGTGTGCGGTAGAAGTGACCGATAACGCTACCGTTTGACCAGCATTTCTTTGGACATTGGATGATGCCATGATTAGATTACATTAGTAGGAAATGGGATATCTTCGCAAGATTTGACGCTTACCAACATTGGTGCGGCTGCTTGTGTAACAGATGCGCCAGTCAAGTTCATCAATCGAACAACGATTACGTTGTCTGCGTTTGAGTACACATTGCCAATACCAACGCCAACAGTCATTGAGGCATCAACTTGAACTTGGATTTTGTCCGTAGATTTAACGCCAGGGCAAGAAATCGTGACTTCAGTAGATGTTGTTGCAAACGTGGTTGCGGGTAGTGTCAATCGGCAAATAGTATGCTCTAAGACGTTTCCACGTGTGATAGTGGTTTTTGACATGATGATTCCTTTACAGAATGGGTTGATTGTACTATTAGAAAAAGAAAAAGCCACCCCTTTTGAGAGTGGCCTTTCCTTACTTCATGCTAATTACCAAGCAAGTAATGGTGAAGTCTGTCCATACGCGGTAAGCGTACTTGGACGTTGTACAGACACTAAGTAAGTACCGGATGCAGGCGTAACGCTAGCAGCAGTGGGGTTTACAAAGCGAATGGTCAATTGATCAGCAGCGGAGACATAAGCGTCAAGAACGCCAACGCCTGCTGTCTGAGCACCGTTAAAAGCCACGGAAACATAGTCACCAACAACCAAGCCGATGCCAGTGCTGGCAAAGTTTTGAGCTGCGGTGGTGATAGTTGCTACGGCTGCGGGGGTAAGAGTCAAAGAAAACACTCCACCTTTGACCACGTTGGTCATTGGTGCAAATGATTCTTGCGTTACTGTACTTGCTGGTCCTGGATTAGGCATATTTTTCTCCTTATGTGGTTAGTTAAGCTGCAACGCGGCAGGCGAGTTCAGGGTACAAAGGAGCCCAACCATACAGGACATCCAAACGAGTAGGAATGCTATCGTTGTTGATAGTGTACTGGCGAACCACACGCATTGACAGACCGATTTCCTTGTCTGATGCACGACCAGCAAAATGAACACCTTCAGGCAATTCCAAGTCAGCTACTGCGACTGTGAATGCATTGCGGTGCATGATGATGTTCTGTGGAGACACAACGCCTGTGCTGTTGAACTGTGTAATTGCAGCAGTAGCAGAAGTCGTGGGGATAGTCACGTTTTGGAACTGGCCAGCGGTGATCACAGCGGGTGACACAACCACGGAGCCGGAAGCGCCGGAAGCAATCGCAACGGTTGTTTTCACAACAAAGTTACGTAGCTTGTTGGAGCCATAGGCTTGGCGGTTTTGTGGGTTGACAGCAAAAACACCAGCGATGGTGAAAGTATCACCAGCGTTGAGGTTCAATGTGCCAGTGTTGGCGGCGGTCACTGTGATAGTGCTTGTAGATGCCCAACCGGAGGTCAAGAATCCTGTAGCAGTAGTAGTAGCGACAGAGCCGGTAACAGTAGTGGTGCTATTGCTACCAAAGGTCTGTGAAACCACGTTCTGATCAAGTTTCCAGTTCATGCCACCGGAGTCACGGCCCATCAATCCCTTGCGGTATTGTTCGCCAATGGCTTCTTGTGGTACGAATAAACCTTTCAAGCTGTCAACAATAGTTGCAGATGTAAAGGGCTCAACGATACATGAACGGCGGCCATCACGGGGTGCGCCCTCAGAGTCAAGGTAAGCACCAGCGGTCAAGTAGGTGATCAAACCTGTGGGTGGTGTACCAGCAGTGCCAACAATGTTAGCGGTCTGCAAAGTAGCCATTGCCAAACCGTCACGGTCAATCTTGTTAGCGATTGCTGCGACAGCAGGCTTCAACACGCGGTCAGAGAACATATCCAATGACAACGCCAAGTCTTGGGTTGTGAATTGGGTGTCCACGTGGAACTGTGTGTTTAAGACTACGGGTACGCTTGTCTCGTTGAAATCTTCAACGTTCAAAGCAGGGCCGGTTGTACCGATAAAACGACCAGGTCTACGGACGTTAACGGTGTTACCGATTTTTGCGCCTACGACAGCAAATTGGTCGTCATAGTTGCGGTCGACTTCCGATGTGAAAGTCAGTTCGTTTTCCAAAACCATCAACGCTTCGTTGGTGATCTTGGATATGGTTAGCAGTTGGTTTGCCATTTCATTACTCCAAAAAGATTAGGTTTACTTGATCTTGCCGCTTTTGCGATGATTCTTCCACTGTGCATACGTGCCATGAAACTCCCCATCGGAGCCAATTGGCGTATCCACCGCAGAAGTCCCACCACGAATCGGATTGATCGGGGCTGGTGCTTTACTTTTAGCCACAGTTTCTTGTTTAGCAGTAGGCTTTACGGCGAAACGTTCTTCCAACTTCCCTATCTCTCGCAATGCCGCTTTAGGCGACATTCCAGCTATTCTTTTGCCAAGGTCATCATTTTCAGCTAGGTGATACAGGATTTGTGGCCCTACATCACTCTCCAGTATTGCGTCTCTAATGTCATCATTTACAACAACATCACTAGACGCGACAACCTCATCAAAATCAGGCATCGAGCTTTTGGCTGATTGCACTTTAGTCGCCCAAGTCTGAATGACCTGTTGGCGCTGAACTGCTACCTTTTCCTCTGCATCTCGCCTGTCTCGTTCCGCTAACGCTTTTTCTGTTGAAAACTCTGCGAGAGCTTTAGCATACTCAAACGCATCTTGGAACTGGCTAGGTTGCGGTTCTTGGTCAATGTTTCGCGCCGGTGGTCTGCTTTGCTGCTCTAAAGCCGCTAAACGTTGTTCCAGTGCTACTCTTTGCTCACGCTCTTGTTGCGCTTCTTTACGCGCTTCTTCACGTTGCCTAGTTATGTCCGAAAACCGCTTCTCAAGTTTCGGGTTCTGCTTCTTTTCTTCTGTGGGTTTAGCGTCATCCTCTGCTTCAGGTTTACTCTGCTCTGCTTCCACTACCGGCTCGGTTGGAGTTTGCTCAACAACCGCCTCGGGAGCTTCACGATCAGCTAAACCTAATCTGTTTGCATAAAAATCCGCTGAATTTTCGCTGGTCAATACTGACCCTGCTTCTTTTTCCGACATGAGTTACCTCAAGAATTAACCTAGTTGACCCAACTAGTAAGGTTTTGTGGTTTTTACCACGAAATTATCCTTGCGTCAATGGATTTGCATTGTGTTCAATATCTTGCGCCGCCATTGTCATGGCCTGAAGCTGAGCAGCATCACGCCTTTCAATCTCTTGCAATAATCGGTTGGTATCCATGTTGTGCAACATAAGCTGAACAATTGCGTCGATTTCAGTCTTGTTCTGACTTGTCAATGAACGTGTGTTTTGGTCATTAACCCGCACTTCAGCCATAGTTTCGGTGTTGTGGGCTCGGGCTGTCACATCCATCAATTTACGTTTGTTTTCGTTGTCTTGGCGTACTTGCTCAATGTCCTGACGCTGCTTAATCATCATCTGCATTTGCTGCATCTGTTGTTGCATTTGTTGCATCTGCTGCTTACTCTGCGCCAATTGCATCTGTACTTGCGGGGGGATATCGCTTTTCTCGTCCACTTGCGACAAGGGGTTCATTGTGGCCAAGCGGTCTGCAATGATGTCCGCGCCAGGGAAGTCCATATTGCGGAAGATCAAATCACCGGCGGTTTGCATGAGCGTTGGGTCAGCACCCAACAAGCTCATCATGGAATCCACGGCTTCTTGGCGCTTGCTGTTGTAGCCTGGCCCTGTCTCCATCACCACGTCATACTCGCCAACAGTAACGTTGTTTTTTAGCACTTGTCCCACAGCATCACGCTCATTTAGGGTAATTAACTCGGGCTTGCCATCATCTCCAATGATCCGCATTACACGCTCTGAGTCGTAAATCTTGGGTATCAGGTCAAGAATAATCTTACCGGTATGCGCTATAGAACGCGTAAGGTTGTCGTAATAATCAAAGTTTGTCAGGTCAACTTGTTGCTGTTGGCCATTTAACGCCTTGCCTGAGATATTACCTGTAGGCAGTTGACCTGGGTCAAATATGCCCATAATTGCCTGCAAATCTTCATTGATTGCGCCAGCAGCGGCCATCACACCAGCGGGAGGTGGTTCAGGCTGTAAACGCTGTGGGGGTGGCGCTGGTTGACCCTCAATGTCGCGTTGTTTGTATCTCAGGTAAGCGGTGGACTTAATATTAGCCGCCGCCCAATCATTCTCGTGACCCTCGTCTTGACCCTCGGCCATGATCCACTTGGCTTTAGGAGCCAATGCGATGCTTTCGGTCAAGCTAGTTTGCCAAAAGTTATACATCCGCTGTGGGTCTTTGGCGTGGCGAATCATGCCAAATTTTTTGCGCTTGTTTCCAATGACTACGTGGCGGCCATAGACGGGAACGACAGGGATGTAACGGCCTGGCCAATCACGCTCCTCAATGACCTCAATTGCGGTCATCTTCTTCCACTTAATGGTCTTTTTGTAGCTAGGACGCTCATCAATGACAGCCAATCCTGCCAAGCTCATACGCTCAAAAAAATCTTTGCCATCAGCAAACCGCATAGAACCATCAGACAATTGGTAAAGCGTAGCCTTTTCCCTCACCGTGTAGAAATATTCAGCTAGTCGGATATCTTCTTTGGTAATCCACTCGGATTGGCTGTCACCAGTGCCACGTGGGGTAAAACTGGTTCCATCATCACTGCCGGGGTACTGTGCGCGAAACACATCCTTGGGCATCATTGTGGTTATCAGGCACTTTTCAGCGTCCGCGCCATCAGGCGCAATACTGTTTGGATCCCAATAAACTGTAAACGGGTTATCCACAGGGTCAATAAAGATGTCCTGATCGAATGAATCCTCCCGCACATAGCGGGTGTTAACACGCCAATAGCCCCATCCCATGCGGACAGCGTAATCAAATGCGTTGTCGTAAGCATGGTCGGCGTTACTATTTACCTCAACGTGCCTAACCACGCCTGAAATGACTTGTGCGGTCTTAGCGTCTGCTTGGGTATTGGTAGCGTGTACCTTGATGCGGGGGCGTTGCTGGCGCTGTTGATTTGTTACTTGCCGACAGTAAGTATCCAGCTTATTGATTGTCAGAATGGGGCGAGATTCAAGGTTGCGGCTGTTTTGTAGCTCGACTGGCCATTGGTCGCCGTTGACAAACTTTAAGTCCTCAAGTGCTTCTTGACGGTTCATTGAGTCTGCATCGTTGCAGAACTTTAAAAAGTCTTTGGCTTCGTCAATTATTGTGTCGTAATCGTCCATCAGCCCATCCAAGAATGTTGGCCACCATAGTTTGGTAGCTGTTTTGCTTTCCTACGCTCTTTCGGTTCATTAATCATTAAGCCGATATAGCGAAACGCATCTGCACCATGTGAATACTGGTCATGCAGCGGGTTTCGGCCAAACTGCCTAGTGTCAGGATCGACCTCATAGCGGTAGTGCCTGAGACATTGTAAACCATCGTGGCAATTTTCTCTATCAAAATAACACGACCTGAAAATAGTACGTGCCGCGTTAATGCTGTCAACCACCGGCGTTTTAGGAATTATCCTAGTTTTGTAGCCCGATGCCCTGACAATCTCCTCAATAGACCGACCCGCCGCAGCTAATGTTTTGTTCTCAGCATCATGGGGCAACCACAGGGTATCGTAGACGTAACCAAACGATTGCAGTTGGGCTAAGTAATAGCTAATAGTCTGCTGGTTATCTTCCATGTACCGAATTAAGCGGGTTTCCATACCAATAAACTGCACAAACCAAATGGCTGTAGCGTCCGCCCATCCCAAGTCAAACACAGCGTGGACAGGCTTTGTAGCGTCATAAGGAACGCGGGTTATGCGGTTCTCTAGCTCAGCAAATTGGATTTCTTTGGCAAAGATAGCGCCATCTACGGTTTGGCGGCATAAGCCCTCCCAAACCACGTTGTACGCTTCGGGGTCGCGGTACTTGAGGGCTTCCTTTTCATCCCGCAAAGTATCAGGAAACCAAGGATTGTCTGACCAGTTAACCTTTTGGACTAGCGCATTGTCAGGTTTGTTGACCACAAACCGCTGGTAAGTCTCATCAGTTTCCAGCTCGGGATTAAACGTAACCCATATCTCAGAGTCTTGCTTACGGATGGTAGGGATTAGCACATTCCAGCTTTGGCGGCTAGTTGTTTGGGCTTCTTCTACCCAAGCTATATCCACACCCTCATACGACTTAACGTTGGCTACGTTGTTCTTAAGACCAACAAAGCTGAATTCTGAGCCGTTTCTGCCCCTAATGCTGTTTTGGGTTATCTCATAAAACCCCAACAAGCCTAGCGCAATGATCTGATCTGACAGCAGCTTGTGAACTGAATCCCTGATAGATGTTTGGAACTCTCGGGCGCACAGTATGCGTAATGGCTCTTTGGCTGCCTTGATTAGCAAAGCCCTAGCAACACCCCAAGACTTAGCACCGCCTCGACCACCATACAAAACTTTGTATCTGCTTTTCTCAAACAAGCATTGCAGCTTTAGCGGGAACTCTGCCTTTGCTATTGCTTGGCTTACTTCATTCATTAGGCTTTACAAAAGTGACCTGAATCCCTGACATCAATGGCATTCCCTCTGCGCCAGTGATCTCCTGCTTAGTGCTTTCCCGATACTTCTTGGGGAACCTTGCGGCCATTGATCTAGACCACAACGTAGCGTTCAATCGGTCACTTTCCTTGTTCTCCACCATGTAACTGGATGCCTGCTCTTCCCACCAAGCCTGCTCATAAGTCTTAGCATCATCCAAGGCGTGTAGAAATTCTTCATGTGCATCACGCCATAAGTAGATAGTTCTAAGGCTTACGTTGAGGTGATAGCAGATTTGTTCTACGGATTTGCCAATACGCCCTAACTCTCTGACTGTCTCGCAATATGCGGGGTCATAGAGTGTTGGTCTACCTACGGGGCGTTTGGCTACTTCGGTCATTTCTTTGCGGTCTTAGCCGATTCCTTGAATGCTTTAGCGGTGGGTGCGCCTTTTGTGCCAGGCGCTCTCATCCTCTCCACAGGCTTGCCCTCTTCTTTTTGCTTGGCAATACGTTCCTGTTTTTTGTGGATATTAGCGTAAAGTCCAGTTTTCATTAACAATTCCAGTTCTTTAATGATGCTTTAGCACGTTCTGCCGGTCCTTTGGCGTTCTTTACTACGCCCTCCATTCGCGCACAAAATGAGGCTTTGCGTCCCTCATCCTTTTTGGTCTTTGGGTTTGGCGCTGGTGGCTTTAGGTTGCTGTTGTTCTTTGCGTTGTACTCAGCGCGACCCTTAGTGGTCATTCCTGCGCCTTGGTCGGTTGGGTTATAGGTCTTACCCTTACCCGTTGTCTTGTGAGCTATCGGCTTGTCGTGTTTCGTTGCCATCAGATTTCTCCAGTTCTGACATTGTCCATTGGCACTGTTGCAACGCACCATTAATTTGGTGGATTTGCTGCTCCAGCTCACGGCCTTTGGCAATTAAGTCTTGAATTCTTGCGTTAATTAA